CAGTTTAGGAGGCAAGTGGGAGGGTCGGATATGTGAGTTAGCGGATGGAGTAGGTGTTAGTCATAAGAATATAGGACGGGTAGTGAGTTGGTTATGTGAGAAGGAGTATTTAGAGAGGGTAGTAGGCGGCTGGTATTTATTAATATGAGGAGGACTAGAATGGAAGGGTTATTAATTAGAATAGCGTTGAGTGTTTTGGGGGTATTATTTTGTATTTTGTTAATAGTTGGAGGGTTTTATCTAGGTGTAAGCTTTGATTACTTTGTTGAGAGGTTAGTTGAGTTAAAGGGATTGGCTATTTATTAAGGAGGGGTTTATGCCGTTATATCAGTATGAATGTACAGAATGTGATAAGCAGTTGAGTATTTTTACGCCGTTGGTCGATAGAAACAATGGTTTTCAGTGTTCATGTAAGGGTCGTTTTGTTAGAAAGTTTGTTCCAGTAGGTGTTCATTTAAAGGGAGAGGGTTGGACAAGGAGTCCGAATGATCCCACGCCAAAAGATATGGAAAAGTTTAAGGATAGGAACAATATTGAAGATTGATGAAGACAAAGAGAAACAATATGAGGATTATTTTAGTAAATTATGTGACGATCCTGCTTTATTCTTAACAGAATGTATAGGAATAACCTATTGTGACTGTGGATGTAAGCTTGATCCAAAGATAATGGAGATATTTGGAGATGCTAGGGACATGATTCTGGCTAGAGAGAAGAAAGCTAGAGGAGAAGAACTAGATACATACGAGAAAAAGTTAGTAGGATTACTTGGAATTTCAATAAAAGCATGTAAAGGTGCGGGGAAAACTGCATTTTTAGCTCAATTTTATATCTGGATGTTAACTTTATTCCCAGATACGCAGAAACATCTTGTTACTGCACCTACCCAAAACCATTTAAAGGACAATTTGTTTGGTGAAATCAGTAAATGGATCAGCCATTCCAAGAAATACGCTAGAATTCCTATAGTAGACATGCGATTAGAGCTACAAGGGTTAAAGTTGTTTCGTAAGAATATAAGACATAAGGATGGGACATTAAATAAGTCTGCAGTAGGTAAAGAATGTATACTTGTAGGTCGAACAGCAAGCAAAAGTGCTGATGCTGCGACAAAGAAGAGTACACTACACGGATATCACGATGTTTACTTGATTCCTTCAGCAGATGAGTGTTTTGGTGTAGACAACGACGTATACGAGCCAGTTATTGGTACTTTGACTAAAGAAGTTAACTTCATTATCCTTATAGGAAACCCTACAAGGAACAGTGGATTTGCGTTTGATACTTTCCATGATAATAGGCATTTATGGATTAACCATACTATATCATTAGATAACACGACAATTGTAACCGAAGAATACACCAAAAGAATGAAAGAAATCTACCAAGACTACCCTAATCAATATAGGGTGTTTGTTTTGGGTGAATTCCCATTAGACGATGATAACTCTTTGATTCCATACAATAAGATCATGGATGCAGTGGATAGATATAGCGATATCGACTTTGAACATCCATTAGTTAAGGATAGAAGCAGATTCTTTGGTGGAGATGTTGGTTGTGGTGGAGATTTAACGGTTTTATTCCAGAGACAGGGTATGAAGGCTGACCTTGTTGGCACATTAAACGAGAGGGATACATTAGTAACTGCTAGATGGATAGGTGGTCATGTAGACCTTCGTGATCCACATAAGATAGGAATAGACGGTATAGCATGGGGTAAAGGCACCTATGATATGCTGAAAGAGCTTGGATACAGCAATGTAATGTTTGTTGATGCTAGACGTAAGGTTTCTTCTGATTTCTTGAATCGATATAAAAACCTAAGAGCTAAGATGTATTTCGACATGGCACAGGCTTTCATAAACGATCAAATAGCTATTCCTAACGATAAACGTCTTATTAATGAATTGAGTATTATAAACTTAGTTGATCCTGGAAACATGAACATATTGCAGATTATGAGCAAAAGAGACATGAAAAGGGATGGAATAGAGAGTCCAAACTTTGCCGACGCACTAGCTTTGACGTATGCGTTTAGTGATAAGCAGTTTCAGAAGAATATAGATGAAATAACAGCGCATAGAAGAAAAAGGCAGAGTTCTGTTGATAGTAAGTTAACATGGATGGGGGTATAGTATGAGAAACAAAAATACAGATAAAAAATGTGGTCAGTGTAAACGTCTTGAGGGAAAAGAAGAACTACCAGACGATTTAGATGGAATCTGTATCTTTCATATGGTAATGAAGTATAACGATAGCATTGCATGTGAATATCTGAAGGAAAAATAAATTAATATTTGACTTTTATTTGACTTTATGATTTTAAATTGTATATAATGAAAAAGAGTGTATCTTGGGTGAAGAACTTTTTACATCGAAAGATTTGAACGGGTTCATACTTAAAAACGAGTTAAGGTATGGAGAGAAGGTATTAAATGTTAAAAAAAGCACTCCCTGGACAACGAGTTAAACACAGCCACATTGCCTATTTACGTAAGGATGGCACAGGAATAACCTCTAAAAACGATGGACATGAACATGAAATAACTCTCCAGGAGCAGGTTTCTCCTATAGCTGATGAGTTTGGGAACGTCGTTGACCAACAGGTATCTATGCAGCCAGTAGTTGTTCCGGTTGATGACCATTCACATGAATTAGGTGAAATTGAGATTAAAGAGGTTAAGGAAAAGGTTTATTCTGAAGAAGAAGACCTAGAAGAATCGTTTGATCTTTATGAGACTGCTATGAAGTTAGAGGATGACTGGTACGAAGAAGCAAAGAATGACGATGAGTTTTATAAAGGAAATCAATGGAGTTCTGATGATGCTGCTAGTTTAAAAGAGAATAACCGTACAATGTTAGTGTTAAACGAAATTAAACCTAAAATTGACGTTTTGATAGGACACCAGAAGCAGAATCGTACAGATATGAAGTTAATGCCCAACGAAGAAGGCGATCAAAGAATATCAGATATTCACAATTTCAGGATTAAAAATGTTTGTGCTAGAGAAAATTATATCTATAAAGAGTCAGCAGCGGTTGAAGATGCCCTCATTACCGGTCGTGGAGGCTTACAAGTTGATGTAGAAAATGGAAGAAACATAACTGGTGATATTAAGATAAAGAAAAGGTCTTGGGACGATGTGTTCTTTGGTGAACATAGCGAACTGGATGCTTCTGATGCTGAATATGGCGGTGTTCATATATGGTATTCTATGGCGCAGCTTAAAAAGTTATATCCAGATCATGCTGACGAGATAGATGTTGACTACAGACTTAGAAACACCAGCTACAGCGTAGAACCAAGTGATGCAAGAGAGTATCACAAACGAAAGAAACATCTAAATGTAGCGTTGATGAAGAAACAAACTGGAACAGTTAATTTAGCTACTAAGAAGTATAGGCTTATCGAGTTGCAGAGGAAAATCTATAAAAAAGTACCTGTTTTGTTTGACGCTTCTAACAATTTCTATTTTAATGCTGCTGGAATGAATAAGTCTGATTATGAAAAGGCTAAATCAATAGAGGAGCTTAACTATACAGATGATACCAAGCATAAGATACGTCGAGTAACATTTGCAGGATCAGTTGTATTTAGTAGAAGAGAATCTGTTTTTTCTGAAATAAACATAGTTCCTGTATATTGCTATAAGCGTGACTATGACATCTGGGGCAAGGTTAGGGATGCAAAAGACCCACAGAGAGAACTAAACAAGAGATCATCACAGTTTATTGACGTTATTAACTTTAACACTAGATATAATACATTGTTTAGTGCTGAAGCATTTGAAACAACAGCAGACTATCATCAATGGCTAGAGAGATGTAACGATCCAACATTTGTACCAAGATTAAAAGAAGGTTTTCAAAACCAGTATGTACAATTACAAGGAATAAGGAACCCGACAGAGATAGCTGCATCGATTAGTCTTAGTAGGGAAGGTATTTCAAGGGTAATGAACGTAAACGAGGCATTACTTGGACAGCAAGGATCATCTGCGTCTGGAGCAGCATTAAGGGAAACCGTTAGGCAGGGGTTGTTGGGAAATGAAATAATATTCGACAATCTTAGCTTATCTAAGGTAAAAATTACAAAGTTATTAGTGGAGGCTATACATTTAGTTGATTCTCCTGAAAAGTTGTTAAGATTAACTGAAAGTGCTAGTAATTTTAAAGATATAGTTAACGATGCCGATGATTTATACCCACCAATGCAAATTGAAGAAAAGATGCAAGCACTTGCACAGTCTGGCATGTTGCCACCAGATCAGATTCAAATGGTTTTCCAAGCCTTGCAACAAGGACAGCAGATACCAGAACTTGAACCTATATTTGCTCAAATTGAGCAGCAGAGAAACGATGGTATCCGACAAGAGTTATTAGAGATGCTTAGAAATGACGACTTGATGAACTATGATGCTGTAGTAATGGAAAGCCCCTACAGTCCAAACACGATGTTTAGTAACTTTGTAATGATGTCTGAAATGGCTAGTAAGGGTGTTCCGATACCACCAGATCAGTTG